ATGTTAGCATCGGAGTTAAAGGTTTATCGTGACACATATCAACTGGTTAACACAATCGTGGATTATCAATCGAAATTTCCACGGCTTTACAAATATACCATCGGGCAGAAAATGGTAAACGTGGCTCTTGAACTCTTTGAGTACATACAGCTTGCAAACATGTTTAAGGATAACCGTTCAAGGCACTTGAACGGTTTCGTTGTAAAATTTGAGCTCTTAAAGGTGCTCATCCGCCTTTCAGCGGAAAGAAAGTTAATCACTCTTGGTCAACAAGCGAACATCGCCGGAATGACGAGCAGCATCGGTAAACAAATCACAGCATGGAAGAGTGCCACACAGGTACAATTACCTGTTGGGCAGCGAGAATCGCATTCATCAAGGATGATGTGAGAGAGCTATTTCTTTTATTGAATGGTCTATGCACTCCCATTGAGTTAAGACTAAGTAAGTCATAGAAACAACCGAGAACTCGGCTACGAACGCGTGGAATCTGAATTTCAGTAACGGCAATCGCTGGAACAATACTAAGGCGACGAACAAGAATCGGGTTAGGCCGGTTACAGCATTATTTAAAAGAAAAAAAAGAAAAGTGGTAGAATTAGAAGGATTATTTGAAGCTTATTACGACTGTCGTAAAGACAAACGTGACTCTATTAATTCCCTTAGCTTTGAAGTGGGCTATGAAGAAGGTCTTGTCGATCTGTGCAATGAAATCAATAGCCGCACATATAAGCCGTCTCGTTCTATCGCGTTTATCGTTGATCATCCCGTCTACCGGGAGGTGTTCGCTGCTGACTTTAGAGATCGAATTATACACCATTATATCGCATTGCGCATAGAACCCTTGCTTGAAGCACAGTTTACAAATCGCACTTTTAATTGCCGTAAAGGAAAAGGAACTTTGTATGGCGTGAAAAGGCTGCATGAGGATATACGGATGTGCAGCGATGGTTATACAAAGGATTGCTATATATTGAAAATGGATATTAAAAGCTTCTTCATGTCCATATCAAAAAAGCTACTAAACAAGCGTATGGATGAGTTTATACGCGAGAACTATAACGGTCCGGATAAAGAAGACTTGCGTTATCTGTCATCCATTACCATTCTGCATAATCCGGAAGAAAACTGCATACGTAAATCTCCGGAGGCAAAATGGCGTTTTCTTCCTCCAGGGAAAAGCCTGTTTTTGCAAGATAAGGACCTTGGTTTAGCTATAGGAAATCTTACATCACAGCTTTACGCTAACTTTTATCTGGACCCATTCGATCATTATCTGGAAGATACGTTAGGTTTTGTATTTCACGGAAGATACGTGGATGATTTCTATATAGTGGATGAAAATAAAGACAAGCTCATTGCTGCTATCTCTCCTATACGAAAATACCTGGAAGTTGAATGTAGGCTTACTTTACATCCAAACAAAGTGTATCTCCAACATTACTCAAAGGGCGTCAAATTTACAGGCGCAGTGGTAAAAAGAGATCGGATATACATTTCCAATAGAACGGTGGCTAATTTCCAGAACTTAACGTACAGACTGAACCATACGGAAATAAATGATTTTGAAAAGGTAAGAAAATGTACGGATGGCATGAATTCGTATCTGGGACTGATGAAACACACTTTGAGCTATGCCATTCGCAGAAAGAATCTAAGTAATATAGACAAGAAATATTTTAAGTATTTCTATATTTCCGGCCATTTTGAGAAAATCACAATAAAAAGAAAATATACAGATAAGACTAACGCTATAAACCGGGTTAAGAAAGGAGGATTGAATGGATACGACTAAGAGCGAGATATACCTTGATGATATCGATATGAAAGTGATTAACTTGTTAAAAGAACACTCTAAGATGTTGTTTATTGAACCACAAGGTAATAGGTATAAGATAAAGATAGAATGGAATGAGCAGGCGGAGTGATTTGCCTGCTCATTCCATTCTATCTTTATAAATCTGTCCACTCAGATATATCTGTTGTTAAAACATGCGTAAAGACACAATCATCGGTATAAAAACCTTGGAAACATGTTCTAAAAGAATATTCCGTATTGAACTTTATTGCCATATAAAGTTGCCCGCTGTAATAACATGTACCTAAATTAAAATTTGTACTTGCCCCATAAAGTGCAGCACTTGCAATCTTTAAATCTCCAATAAACCTTCCTGTTACTCTAAAAAAAGACAAATCTGTTTTAACGTAGAAAGGAGCATACGGTTGACCATCTACAACTCCACCCCTCAATAAAAACAATGAACCTAAAACGCCTATAGCATCAATCGTATCTGTTAAATTAGGAATTGGGGCGATTAACAATATTCGCCCCCCGACTCCTGTCGTAGAGCCGGGTTTATACTGAGTATATCTCATTTTGTTTGTTCCAGACGAGACAGCCTTATAATCCATTCTCAAAACATCATCTGTCTTTGCTAAAATTTCTTTTCCAGATGCATCAATTCCAACAAAAGAAGCTGGAGTGCCTATCGGAAAATCACCTATCTGTATTTTCTCCATAATCTGTTATTTTTAAGGGACGATTGTTTTACTACAGATTCATCCCGGTTAAACATTTTGTTTTATTCTCTTTCTGTTATTTTTTTTATTCCACCCCATAATGTTTGGTTGTCACTCCATTTTTTGAGAAATAAATTCCATTAATAGGATTTATGAGGCATTCCCACATATTATCAGACCCTCTTGTTGCTTGCGACATCAAACTAATAGAGCTATCAGATATTGATGATGAGCTTATTAATTCATCGTCTAAATATCTGTTTAGCTTTATCCTCGGTAGGTAATTTATTTTTCCATTCCAAACTTCTGTGACAAATGAGATATTTCCAACCTCATTATCATCCTGGTTGTACATCTTTATACTTTTACTATTAGGATCAATTTCTATACGGGTACCATTGATAGAAGTCAAAAGCTTACCTATAATCTCGACATTGCCATCTTCATCGATCTTAAAAGAACCATTCGGAGATTGTATATTCTTAAAAATACCTCCATTCACCTTGACGGTATTACCTTCAAACAAACCCGTAGCAAAATCCAGAAGAAGATTGGGAGTGAAGGTTCCCGCATTAAACTCCTCATAATTCGATGTCGGATTGCCGTCAGCATCAACCCCCTGCTGCGAAAACATATAGTCTCCTAAAAAAACAGCACTCGCCAATTTAGCAAAGTTGGCCATCAAGATTTCCACAAAAATAGCCTTATAATCTTCAACAAGCACCCAAGTAGCGTTCGATCCATTTACGGCAACATCCTTCTGCGGAGAATTGATATTTGAGGGCATAGCCTGTCCTACCCATGACGTATTTTTATTCATTATATAATACTTTCCATCCAACACGTAAGGAGTTACGGTATCTGTGCATATATAGGTAGTCCATAAATTATACTCTCCGGCCGGATATGGGATACGCCCACTCTTTCCTGGATCACCCTTCTGGACATACTTTACACTTCTTGTTACAGTTGCTATCGGCATACTATTATGTTTTTAAATTTATGACACAGTTTCAATATACACACCTACGTCCGTACCAGCCTGTTCACACATCGCATAGGTCACAGTAAAGTTTGCCTGGTTAGTAGCCTGCCCTAGAACAAGCCCTACACTATCAATGGCGGTAAAGTTAAAGTTCATCTCCATCGCTTTAGTTGTCGACCCCCTCTTTACAACCATAGGAGCATACACCACCGTATCACTCTCTTCTGTAATCGTTTCGTCCGCCGGGGTTGGATTTGGAATAATTTCATAAGGGTCTGAAGCATCCATGACACCTTGTATATCCGTACCTATCTCTGTTCCTCCCTGAGATACTACGCATTTAAAGTTGGAATAACTGTCAACCATGTCACCGGTAACGGTAAGCGTCTGCGCTGTCTGTCCGGATATAAGACTCCAAGCGGTGCCTACCAACTTATACCATTTATAAGTAAGGCTTGATGTAACCGCCACGCCCGCCTGATAAGTCATTGCTTTGAGTATACAGCTACCGCCTTTTTCGGTGATGGTATAATATTTGTTATCCCCAGCAGCAATAGTCACAAAGTAAGGAGAACCGGTAGCCCGACGAATAGGAATGTTGTACACAGCCTCTACTTTGTCGGTGACATTGCCATATACGACTGTCGCTTCCGCCTTAATGCTACAAGGGGCTGCACCGGCCGCTACAACCAGATTTTTCAAGATTTTCAATCCCCAATAATCCTGTGTTCCTGCAACGTATGGAAGCTTGCGAAAATGCCCCGTCTCACCGTTAAACACATTCGTGGAAACGTTATTGGTAAATGTCAGTTTCACGTCATTAAAATACCAGTCACAAGCAATGGGTACCGAAACACCCTCCGCCACACGGGATGAAGTCGCAATAAATACCAGCTGCGGTTGTGTCTGGGAAAAATCAGGCGATATCGCACCGATTGCGCCCACGGACCCTTCAAATTCCTGGTAAAGGTCTCCGCTTGGAGACTGGATAATAGTCGTGTAAGTTCCCGCCTTGGGCGAAAATCTTACAGTGGCTTGCTTGGTTGCTACACTCATACTTCACCCTCCTTATTTATTTCCGAATTTTCCTCTTCAGCCGGAAGTTTCTCCGAAGAAGATAGAAATCTTTCAGGCGTAGTAACCTTTACCGGATGGTCAGTACCATCCACTTCTTCTTTTGCAGCGTTGGGGGTCAACACGGCTCCGCCACAATAAGCCGCGCGGGAAAAAATATCATCGCCGGGAAAACGCAGTACGTCAGCCTGCCACAATAGATAATTTCCGTCTGCCGTCTTATTACGGATACTTGTCAATCCCATCGACGCAGCCACCTTCTCTGTTACTTTGATGTAATTAGCCATATTCTTAAGATTAAATTGTTATTTTGCTATTATCACTTTATCAGCGCTCGCCAATATTGCCTTCCCTTCGCTGGTTGCCAATATTTTATAATTTCCCCTGTCTGTCATATCCACACCTAATAATCCGCTTGTAACGTTGCTGGCAGAAAGAGAGGGGGATTCGCCGGTTCCGATAACTGTACTATCCTTGTACCAGGTTGCCTTCAGTTCCTGCATGGCATTGTTTATAACACCCTTTGCCCCCGTTACCACCACTTTGGGATTTACGGACGCCGTGCCCGGAGCAATACGGTTCGGTATGTTGGTTATATCGTAATCATAATCCGGGAGGCGCCGTACAATAGTAGTAGTAGCCGTGGGGTCCGCATCTGTCGGCGATGCAGCCGGAGAGCCATCAGGGGAAAATGTCGCCTTGCAGATGTAAGTCTCCTTTTCTCCAATTGCCTCGCGATCAATGACAAGCACGTTATCATTCACGCTTACCACGTCGAGATCGAACTCGTCAGAACCGGCAAGGGTCAGGTTGCCATTTTCACGGCGTTTGTACCAGAAGAATTTTCTTTTTGCAGATACACCGGTAAAATCAGTTTCACCCGCCATCAGAGTAGCTACTATGGTTTGCTGTACAGGGTCCTCCCAAGGGTTGTATAAATGCGTCGATTCACTATCAAGCGTCAATAACGGATTAGCGTCGGTAGCATTGATACATTTTATTAATTTAGATTGCCGGTAAACAATGATCTGATTTGTACGCGTATCCAGGTATTCCGCATAAAAATCCAACGTTATAGGATGCAGGAGTGCGGCGTTCTTTTTAACCTTGATCTGGCCTTTATTGACGCCTTCCTGAGTAATCTCATAACTGGCATTAGTCGTTTCAATCAGAGTCCTGTTGCCATCTATGATTTCATACCATTTAAGATTGGTAAGAGAGGAATTTATATTAAACCCCTTAATAATACCATCCTTGTCAACAACATCACATTGAGGCAGCAACACCAGCGGAGTCAGGGTATAGTCCGCCTCAAAAATTCCGGTTACCGCATCATATGTTTGTAATGATGATACGGAACCAACCTCATTAATCGCCATATGTACGCTAAGAGGTTTGTAGTTTACTTCTATTTTCTTTGTCTTCATATCACAACTTCTATTTCATCAGGGTATACATTCTTACCATCACGCAGCAGAACGGTAGCCTTAAATTTACAGGAACCGACCTGTACAAAGTTCGCTCCAAGATCGTCACGCCTAAGCACCAGCACTTTTCCCGTATCGGCATGCTTCACTGCCCAAGCGTTATCTTCCGTGACATTGCCACTATCCCGCGTCCACTCCACATCAGCATCAAGTATATATTCCGTAACATCCCGGTTATATAGCATTCCGGTTATAGTGAGTGTGTCCAGATCATCAACAAGATTGCCGTTCTCATCCATCTTATCCAAGTCTATCCTCCAATCATTGGCAGAAGATATGTCAATAGAGAAGTTTGGATTTCCCTCTTTCATGGCCCATCCTGTCGAACCGAATCGGGGCTCATCAAGCGTGCCGTTAATCAGGCATTGCCAGCGACACCCGTAATGCCACACGGTATCCGCAGATGTAGAAGACACAGAATAGGGATTATCAGAAGCTGCAACCTCGGCACTCCAGTCTCCGCGATCCACAAGGGAAAGAACAGGAATTCCCGGATATTGAATCTGTAGGCGCTCCTGAAAGGCTATACCCCTGCAATAGACATAGCTATGCCGGTAATTTATAGGCAGATTATCAAACAATGACAACTGTTTCAGTCTGCCGATGATAATGGCATAGTTATTTTCTTCCAATATTGGCTTTGTCACGCCATCAAGCATGCAAATACATTTTTCGCGGGTGGAAAGATACCAGTATGCCTGACGATCTTCATTGACCGGATTACCGCGACGCGTTATTATCATCAATGGTTCCGGCGGGTAATTCTTTCCACCCGGAACCTCGCTGTCCGGATACAAAACGGCAGTAATCGCATTGGCGGAAGTATCCACATGCAGGACGCGAAGCCAGGATGTGTAATATACTCCGGAACCTGAAGCAAGATCGTTGACTATGCCATAAATAATATCATTTTCAGCCAAGGCTGTAAAATCGTTATCCCAACGCTTGCGGAGCGGCAAACGGTAGGTACCATCCTCTAGAAGTTCGATACTCTCAATAGTCCCTGACTCGGAAAATGAATAATCACTTTCTATGGCAGAAAGACGATTAAAGATAAGTTCTAAAACGGTCAGCGATGACCGCAACTCCATGCGGTCTGCTTGTATTAATCCATCTTTAGCAATTATTCCACTACCTGCAATCAGTGAGTCGATAACATCCTCACCTATTTTTAATCCTGCAAAAACCCTTGCATCTCCATTTACTACGATATCCTGCAAAAAGGTGATAATCCCATAAGCCACATCATCGCTTAATCTGCTCAATGCATTTTTAGCGATTTCTCTAAGAGCTCTACGGGATGAAAAAGCTGTATATTCGCTCGGTGCTTCCGCATCTCCTGTTTTTAACAGACGCACCATTTGCGCAACCTCCTGCGCAATGACATACTGCATATTATTGATTGAACTGTCTACCGTTGACTTCCAAGAGGTATTTACGGCATTGGTGCATTCAATAGTCGCCTCGCTCAGATTATTCAATTTACGCACCACGCGTGTAATACGGCTATCCCGATATCCTTCTTCAAAGTACAAGGTACTGTTCAACCGAACACGCTGTCCAAGCAGTAGTGGCACATTATTAGCATCCACATAGATATAGTCCGTTTCACCGGTGTATATGGATACATCCTTGCTATATTCTTCCAAAAAATCATCTACAGCCTGCTTGTATTGTTCTTCCGCAACCGGATAATAACTATCCGGCATACGGATATCTGTCAGCACATAGGTATCACCAACTTGCGGTATCAGATTTCCGCCGGGAATCTGAGTATCCTCATCAGGATATGTGTTTATAATTTCAAATTCCTTCTCATCGTTATGCCAGACACATTCAAACGTTCTCCCGGACAGGTCTCCTGAATCGAACGTCATACTAATCTCCTTTCCGGGAATCATATAATCATCCGGATTGAAAGGAAGGTCCGCATCACTGACGTAATATACAGTAAAATCTCCCGTCTCCTCATTTGTCTTTTCTTCGGAACGTGTAGACGATATGGTACCGGTTCGATGGGGAAAGATATTTGCAAATGCGGATTCTTCCCGGTGCTCTTTAAGCCCGAGGTTGGTATTCAGGTCGATATATTTTGCCCGTGAAGGAAGCTGTAACGTTGAATATCCGTATACGGAAGGATCAATATTCTTACTGCTACCTACGGGTATTAAACGCGTGAACCATTTGATGGCGTTTGTATTTTCTTCCTGGGAAAGACCGGATTTCAAGCCTTCTCCATAGCCCAGTTCCACTTTCTCGCCACGCTCACATTTGGAGATATTCAGATATTCACCGTCCATCCACCATTCCGTTTCAAAAACTTTTGCAATCTCTGACGCGGCATCCCAGCAATATACACCATTAAAGTTAATGTTTTGCCGATCCGCGGTTATGGCTTCACCTACACGCCATAATACCCCATCGGTATTGCGGTTCATGTTATCCACCAGTTTTTGGAGGAATTCCAGCGGAGTCCCGTCGTAGGCGAATACAGACTCCAGGTCGTCATCACTCTGGTTCAGACGGCAGAAAAGGATATCCTCCATATCATGCTCTCGGCCGTAGAAACTGATGTTATATGTATACTTTTGAGTATTCGATTGTTTCGGACGGTACTCTTTCTTGACGGAGAATTTACGATCATCAACAAGTATATAATCACCTACCGAAAGGATAAAGAATTCCCATGTGGAAAAAGTAACGCTCACCACATGCTCAACACCTACCTCTTCCGTCCATTCGGAATTGGAGTTGGGGCTTACGATCTTCTTTACCTCTCCGGTTTTATTATATATTGTCAGTTCCATTGAAAAAGTTTTTAAACTGTTTTAAATTCCACCTTAAAACTCCGGTTTGGGTTCTCTGAAAGTAACTGAGAATCCGGCTACTTGTTGTCCCGTATCCCGCAGCAAGGTAAACTGGCTGTACTTCGTATATTTCTTCAAATACACCTTGTAAGTCTTGCCTATTTCCGGCACACGAAGTTTCAACCATCCAGACCTTAACAACGTTAATACATTGTTATATCGTTCATACCATGAAGCTCTAGTGTTTGCCACAATGGCCATTTTAAGAGTGATATCCCTTGCCTTGTATTTGGGTATCAGTTCATCCGGGAGCTCTTCTCCATTATGCTCACGATACTCTACCGCTGTATATTCTTTCATTTCCGGAGGAAGCATCAAGGCGTCATAATTAGCATGGTCGTCCTGATTCTCTTCCCACAGGAAACAGCCGTATGTGGCCATATCCGTATCATTGACAAATAATAGTCCGCTTTCCACCACCATATTTTACTCTTTTAACTTAACACCCCTATTTTTCATCTCCGATACATTATCAGATATATCCGATAAATGTCTCAGATAATAAGAATTCTCTGCCATAATCGCTATTGAATCCGCCATCATTTCCAGGTTATCTGACAGACTGTTATCAATGGAGATAACATGGTCCAGCATTGCGTTTCCGATACCTTCCAGCTTTCCTGCCGTTTCCTCAGTAATGGAGGTCACCATTCCGGCACGCCCCGTTTGATTATAGCTCTCATCGCTGGACCATCCAAAAAGAGCCTTCAAATCATCCCTTTCCTTAAGAGCATCCTCCACTATCTTATTCCACCTGTTCTGAAGGTCTTTATACGCATCCTCATTGATATCTCCGCCACGACTGTATTCAACAAAACTTTCATACCAGTTTTCAAGCTGTCCTGCAAACTTGTCAGCAACCATATCGGTAAGTATCTTGCGCTGCATATACTGTTCAAAGTTGTCAGCAAAATCCTCCGCATCACTGCTCATATCCATGAGCGTATCCAGAAAGTTATTCCGAATACTGTCAAAGGAAACTTGCGTAAGCTGTTCTTTCACCTGTTGTTGGATATCTTCCAACTTTTCGGAACCTTCAATGATACTATTCAGATAATCACGCACGTCGTCGTCCAGTTTCGCCCAGAAGGTCGGGGCTTCTCCCTTTAATTTCTCCAGCTGTTCCACTGACAGGTCAAAAAGCCCGGTCATACGACCTTCACCGATCTGGAATTCATCGAATGCACTGCCAAGCGCCGCACGCGCTTCGTTCCATTCGGTCGTACCCATTCTCTTACGTTGGCGTTTACCAATGGAACTGGACCACATGCTGGCTCCGGAATTCAAACGCTCACGCCCGAGTATGCGGTAAGACTCTATACTTTTATTCAGCAGTTCTTCCGCCTCACGGCCTGCCTTATCCGCTTCAGCTCCATAGCTCATATCGATATATTCTCTTTTCTTATCGATGAGTTCGCTCCATATCTCATTCAGCTTGCCATACTCCTCAACCATATCATTGTAATCCGAGTAGTCTGCACCTTTGAACAGCTTATCCGCTCCGATCCAGCTCCACGGGTTCCAATCCGCGCTCATAATACCACTTACCATGCTTCCGATGCTGGAGAATATATTGCCAACGAATTTATCAATGCCGACTTCTCCGATGGAATCAAGGATGGCGAATATTGCGCCTATGAGTCCTCCAATCTTCTGGCCACTTTCCGTGAAGACATCGGCAAGGTCTCCAACAATACCTCCCAATGTGGAAAGACTCATTTCTGATGTTGACCCCAGCTGCCTGATGGCATTCCCCAACAGTGTGAGATTAGATATCGTCCGGTTGGTAGCATTCTCCACTACGCTTTTAGAACCGATCATCTCGCTTTCCGCCTTATTCTTTTTTTCACGCGCTGCCTCTATGGCCGATTCATCTCCGGATTGCAGAGCTTTATTCAATTCCTCCTGTGCTTCAGCGACCTTTCTCACTTTGCTTTCATAGTCGGACAGGGCTTCTCCAAGACCTCCGAAGAAACCGTCTTTGTCTACCAGTGCTGTATTTATATTATTCAAGGCTTCCTCGACAACTTTTATGGTCTCCGGGGAGGCGCTTTTCCTAAATTCCGGAGAGTTCTTAAAGGCTATAAGCTGCTTTTTAACCCCCTGCAACTGCTTGCGTGTGACAGCCTCTAGATTGCCGAATACCATCTCCCAGTTAATTTCCTTCTTCAAGTTTTGAAAATCAAATTCAGACAAGGCCTGTCCCATTTGCTTTTCAAGGATTTTCTTTTTATTTGGGTCTTGCTCCTCGGCGATTTTCATAGCATATTCCTGAGCGATGGCAAGACGTTTCTGCTGAGAGGTGCCGAACAGCTTGTTGTATTCGTTCCATGCTTTGGCACTATTGGTAAGAAACTCATTTTGAATTTCCGTATATTCCTTGATGTAAAGCTGATAGGCGGCAAGACGGCTTTGTTCAGCAGTGCTTTTGACCGCCTGATCTTCTGCCGGAGACACCTTAGTTCCAGCCTTCCTGGCTTTCTCAATCCGGGCAAGCTGGTCACGTTCCTCTTTGTCAATTTCGGCAATAGAGTCTTTGTATTCCTTACTTGCCTGAGCCATGCGTTTTTCACGACCATCACGCATTATCGCTATCAACGTTTCCTCCAGCTTCTTCTGAGCACGTATGCGAGCGTCAGCAAGTTCATTCTGGTAATCAAGAGTTGTTTTTCCGGATGTTTTATGATCTTTTGTGTCATACACTTTCAATGCTTCTTGCGATTCCTTTAATTGCTTTACAGCATCTTGATAATTCTTAACAATGTCTTTATCTATCCCAAGAGAAAACAAATCCTTTCCTTCCTTTGAAGCTTCATCCAATGTCTTTTTTACATCTGACTTGATTTTTTTCAATACACCTTCCGCGCGCTCCTGCTGCTGCTTCCAATAATCATACGTTTCTTCTTCTGGTTGAGGAAAAAGGTTAAGAGTATTAATATGATTTGAGATGGTCTCTATATTCTTATCGTAATTTGATATATTTTCAACGATTCCATCATAAATCGCCTGCTGCTTCTCTAGTTCAGAGTTAGCCTCCTTCAATTCATCATTAGCCTTTGATAATGCGCTAGAAGAGCCATATAATCCCTGTCTTCTAGCCTGTTGAGCCGCCTCTTTGTCTAGTTGAGCCTGCTCTACGCGTCTTTGCGCTTTCATCAATGTTGCCAACTGAACCTTTCGTTTAGTATCTTCTCCCTCTCTACGCACTGACAGTTCAGCAATTTTATCAGCATAACTTCTTGCTACAGCATTAGCATATATCTCTTTGCTGAGAGATTTATATGCTGATTCTAGTTTTCCCAAGTTTATATTTTCCCCATCCAACACATTGGCATATTGAGGATATTTTTTTAACCATTCATTGGCGGCAGCTGTGCGTTCCTTGGCAGAAACAGCAGTGTTTTTTAATTTATTGTAGAGTATATCCAGTTGCACTTGTTCATCCTTAGTATCCTTAGCAGCGTTTTTTCTTGCCAACGCCATTTCCTGTTCTGCGGACAATAGATCAAGAGTAGCATCTTTGGCTTTAAATAAACCTTTTGCCCATTCTCCGATTTCTTTACCATATACCACTGTAATGGTGATAGCAGCCGCCATCGCAGTTTGCCAGGAAAATAAGGATGAAAGCAATTGTTTCCATACGGGAGTCGCCTTTTGTCCGGCAGCGATCAAACGCTCATACTCTTTTCTTGCGGAGGCCACCGCATCAGTAAACATCGGTATATTATTACTGATAGCCAGAAAGAAGATTTGCGGCCCCATAGCCAGAGCAGGAAGTTCCCTGGCAATCTGTTGCAAACTCATCTTAACATTATTCAGCTTAGGAGCGGGATCATCTGCCACTAAGGGTGTAGAACTGGTCTGTTTCTTTTGCTTCTCATATTGTTCCAGTTGCTCCTTCAATTTGTTAATAACTCCTGTAAGCGCTTGTACGTCCGCCAAGTCCTTGTCGCTGACAATTCCCGTCTTTCCGGACTCTTTGGTTATCTGTCCATTCAATGCCTTCAGCTCAGCCTCCAGCCGCGCAATGGCCACCTCTATATATTTGGACAGGCCATCCATATTGCCTTCAACGGAACGCATTCCAGTTAAGGTCTTGTCATCCAGCATTATTTCCAGTCTTACAGGCTCCATAACTACAACCCTAATTTTGTTTGATAATATTCAGTCGTAAAATTCCCGGACCTGTCTTTCACCCCCTTGGCCCGTTCTTCCTTTTCCTCTTCAGCGGAAACATATCGGGACACATCCATATTCATGACAAGCAGCTCCGCATAACTGAGCTTCCAAAGAATATAGTGCTTTGACAGCCCGAAGCGTTCCATACTTTGTGCAATGATACCGAGAATGCTATGTGGAGGTTCCTGGTGCCCCTTTAACTCATTCCCTGATTTTGGCTTCCGATTGGGTTTAGAATGCTTTCCACTTTTGACGCCAATGGAATAATACTGCAAAAAGACTTTATATCAATACCTTTAAGCAGATGGATCATTGCCTCCGTAAGCATGGCCGGATGAACACGCCATCTGAGATACCATGCCACCGGCTTTACAAAGAGAATTCCCGAAATATACCCCGTGCATATTGAAAGGGCTACCATTTCACTAACCGCCTTTCCATTTTCCGCGATGAATTTCATACGCTCATCATAACTCATATCCTCAACCGTTTGAGGAGTGACACCTATCTTCAGATAGCGTAAAGCGATCCGCAGGAGACATCCTCCCGGCGGGCGGCGCATCACTAGGCGAGAGCCGCCCTTTCTTCCGAAAAGACGTTTGGGAATGACAGGGATACGTATTCCTATGTCGAGCAGCATTTCAGCCGCCTGGCGTTTCTCTTCCGTTCCCATTATTCACTCTCCGGCAATTCACTTGAAGGCGGGACCTGTCCCGGCGCAAACACCTTATACGGACTCTTGCCTGTGCCGGCATCCTGCATTTCAAGCTCACACTCGATACCAAGCACGTTGGTAAAGTTGATGCCGTTACTGAAATTGCATGTCAGCGTACCATTGTAGATGCGGATGGTATGTCCGGACGTACATTCAATGTCGAATATGCCGGATACCTCCTTGTCTTCGGTAGGTGGTGTGTAATTCCCGCTTTCGTCAACTTCTCCACCCATTACCTGTTTCATGTTTTCACCCGTCAGTTCAATCAGGGTAAGCGTCCAAAGCTTGGTTCCGGGTGAAGATTTCAACACCTTGAACGGCGCGCTGCGTTTTTGTGCCGCCCAAATACGTGTCTTGGTTGGGGCGTCACCGCCGGGTTGCAACCCGTCCTCTGAGATCAACCCCAGATTCACTCCATTGTATTTCAGATTGGTTACGCCATAAATGGCGCCATCATTTGTTACAGCCATATCATTTACTTTTAATTTTTTCTTAACTTATTCTTGAACCACCGAAGGAATAAGAAAAGCACAATAGCCAGAATCATACCTCCTGCGATTTTTATCTTTATCCGTTGCCAGAATGACAGTTTCTCCTCCCGCTTCTTTTCTTCTTGCGCCACATTGGAGCTTTGCCTTTCCGACGATTTCCTTGTTATTACTTTTTTCTGCAAGTCTTCTGTTTCAGCAGCAATGCTGAGACCTCCCTTGCCGTCCGACTCCACCTTCAGACCGATGCCGTTCTCTTTCACGCTAATACCAAACCCCTGAGGAAGTTTACCTATCATCAGGAGGTGGTCTTGAGGCAGTGGCAGGTTCATCCGCGTCATCGGGACCGACTCGTAGGTTGTTACCTCGGTTTCGGTCCTGGAAAGAGAGTCCGAGCGGGCGATTGTTCGGCTCTCCCTGCCCGCTGCGCATCCATACAACAGCAGGACAACACTCAGCATACTTACATTGATAACATTTGCGAAGCGCCTGCTCCAAATTGATAATTTTCTCATTGACCTTTCTGATTTGTTCCGATAATGCAAGAGTAGTCTGAGACAAGTCATCATACAACTGCTTGTATGTGCCTTCACTTTCTTTGACCGCCCGGACTTTATAGACCTTGCGGTCCTTGTACCAGCCTATCGCCATAGCCAGACATCCCGTAGGAGCCAGCCAATCCTGCAATATTGTTAATATAGAATTCCAGTCCATGCGTATGTACATTACATAATTATAAGAGGTTCCATCCGGACTCAACGTCCGCCATAACAGCAAGCTTGCCATTTTCCACCAGTGAGATCGCGGATGCGAAAGCGCACATTGTCGCCATATCATCCACATCGGGCACATAGCTTTCCGGTACTTGCATCTCCCGACATACGCGCGTGATGTAACCGGATGTGTTGTTTTCCGATGGTGGCGCCCATCTTTGAATAAAATCGGCAATGGTCCGGCAACGGTATAACCTGCGATAATTCTGCAACAGCTTTATCAAAGCCCGGTAACCATACGCCATATTTTTAAACTGGCAGAACGACTTGTCCTGTGATGGCCGAACCTCTCCCTGCCACAAGGTGGCAGAGAGACGTATATTGCCGGGATTGTTATTTCTCAGCCCCCGTGATACAGCCATAGTTATTCATCCTTTTCGGTATTCGCAGACACAGTAGCCGCCTCCGTTTCTGAACCGGACTCGGAAGGCAGAACAATCTCTTTCACGTCACCCTGGAACCATGTCTTGCCATCGTAATAGAGGGATACGGTCTTACCCGCCGGAACGTCAACCGCCTGGACAGTCGCCTTATATGCGGCCGCTTTATTGTGTACGGTCAGACACGCGCCGGGCAATACGTCGGTAGCTACGATGTTATATGTAGTAGCAGCGGTAGGAGTCAGTTCAACCACATCGTTTTGCGTTACCATCGTAATTGTGGTGCCTGCTACCGTGATTGCATTACCTTCACGCACATCAAGCATCACGACTTCTTCTCCGAATGCCGTATTGGTGTCCGCGGTCATCAGCATCTTGAAGAAGTAGCGCTCACCTGCATTGGTCAACTTGTCGATCTGCACGACATTAAAGTCGTTTTGCAAATTAACCGCCCCCCAAAGATTGGACTTGTCCGTTGGCGTGGCCACCGTTCCGATTATCAATCCGTCCGGCCATGAAGCTACCGTCTTGATGGTAGTTCCCTTAAAGCGCAGGGAGTTGGTATCCGTCCAGTTGGCTCCCTTGGCATAACGGAGGGTCAGTTCATCATCATAACGGTCAGCGTCATTCACGGACATGATATACACAAAGGAGGGATTGTTTCTCAACACCTGCGGAGTAGCCTTACGAACACGCATCAGGCGGGTAACCATTGAATCTTCAGCGGAAGATTTGACGCGGATCACTTCAGGGTCTTCGAAGATACGCATCAGGATACCATTGAACAGATGGTCATCATCCGTATCGTCGTCCACATAAATACCGTTTACAAAGTGGTCGCCCAATTCAAAATCCACCTGGTCAGCCAATGCGGAAAGCATGGTATTCTGAACCTCGGGAGGTAACTCGCGGAATACCAACTCACCCTTCGGCTGGAAAGGACGCCACACTTGTTCGAATGAGCGCGGGTTGAATGTGGTGAAAGCCATGAAGTCAACCGGCTTCAGCTCTTTCTCTGAATAATCGAAATCGCCCTTTGAGTCTTTATCTTCCGGCTGTTCGACACGCTTACGAAGCATCCGGCCGACTTTCATACGGGGAATGGAATACTTCTTCTCAACGTTGGGAACAATGTTAATAAGCCCCTTCTGGACCAGCTCGTTGCCGGTAGAGGCCTTGGTGAGTATCTTGGCAAGTACCTCACCGTCGTAATTGGTGTTTTTAATATTAATCATACAGTCTTTTTTTTAATCGTAACCGTTGTTTTTCTTGATTCTTTCCCAGTTCTCCTTCCATACGTCCTTGTGATCCACAGGCTGATCGATCACATTGCTAATACGTTTCTTCGCAGGAAGGGAAGCCACAAGAGCTTTGCCCTGCTCATAGTCCTTTTCAAGCATGGCTTCATAGGCAGGGCGTTGAGCCGGAGCAAAACGTTCTTCTTTCTCCGCCTTATCCAGGAATTCCTTCATTTCCTGTTTCCGGGCGTCCGCCTCCTTTTGTTTATACCCCTGAATCTCCTGTTTCAGTGTCTGGTTCTCGGTGGCAAGGTTGTCGTACTTTCCGGCCTTGTCTTCCAGCGTGCCGATAATCCGTATCATATCGGCTTCGCTCGCGCAGTTGGCGAACGCTGTTCTTGTCTTTAATTTTTCAAACATAATCGTTTCGGGATTTGAGTTAGTATTCAGCCGGTTGTTGAAGATGGCATAGATATCTTCGTTGCTGCTTTCTTCGGGAACCGGTTCTTCCGTATCGTAAATGCCGTCAATAAAACCAAGGGCCAACGCCTCTCTTGCCGTCAGCCAATGGTCCTTGCCGTCAAAGTAGGTATCCTTTATTTCCTGTTTATTCTTTCCTATGCGGGCGGCATACATATCCGCCAGAGTATCTTCCAGGTCTTCAACCTCTTTAGCCGTATCCAGAAGGTCCTGCTTATTGCCGTAGCATCCGCCATAGATATTATGCAGCATCAGACGCGCATAACGGCTCATCTGTACAGGTTTACCGCAAAGGGCTATCACACTTGCCATGCTCGCAGCGACACCGTCCACATAGATACGTATGTCCGCATTACTGTTACGTATCGCGTTAAAAATAGCAATACCCGCATAGACGCTACCACCTAAAGAATTTATACGCACATCTATACTCTTATACTGTGCGGCATAACCGTACAGTTCCGCTGCAATATCGACGTCGTTGATCATGCCGCCTATATCTCCATAAAGGAGGATACATGCCGTATCAGGTGATGGGATGATATTAAAGAATGTCTTTTTCATCACTTTCGCTGTTTTTTGTTGCAAAGATGAACACTTTTTTTACCACCTGCAACCCTCATTATACATGATGCCTTTTTATCGGCGCATGATACGCCGTTAAAATCGTATCATAAATATAACCTATTGTATATCATTTATTTATATACGAATTTTGCAGGTAAATAAGATGAAGCTATGGCAGATTTAAAGACAGAAGAAAAGAAAGCGCTCGCTAAAGAATTATTCCTAAAATGTGACCTTACTTTGGAAGAGATTGCCGGAAGAGTGGGAGTAACCCGGCAAACCATCGCCAGATGGTCATACGCAGGCGCATGGAATGAACTGAAAGCAAGCCTGTCCATCACGCGGGAACAACAGATTGCATACATGTACAGGCAGATATCCGAGATAAACGAGAAGATATTATCACGCGACCCCGGAGAAAGGTATGCCACTGCATCTGAAGCTGACACCTTGAACAAACTGGCGGCATCCGTCAAGAAGATGGAGATCGATATCGGAATATCAGACATCATCAGTGTCGGAATGAGGTTTATCAACTGGCTGCGCACTGCCGATCTGGACAAGGCCAAAGAATATACTGTATTGTGGGACCTTTTCATAAAAGACCAGATAACCAAATGAGATTAACACCCGATGAAAGACAATCTTATGCCGCATGGGAAGAGTTCAGGCTGAACATGGAAAGGGCCACTCCTGCGGAAACGGGCATGACGGAAGCTGATAAAAAGAAAAAGCTGAAGCATCTGGAAGCCAATCCTATAGAGTGGATCATATACTTTTTCCCGGAATTCGCAAAATATGAATTTGCTGATTTTCATATCCGTGCGATTAAAAGATGCACCACGCATATGGAGTGGATGGAAGTACTGTCCTGGGCACGAAGTCTTGCAAAAAGTACCGTAGTCATGTTCATCGTGCTTTATCTGGTACTGACCGGAAAGAAAAGAAATGTCATCATGGCCAGCGCTACCGTGGATGCCGCCAAAAGATTACTGGCACCCTACAAGAAACAACTGGAAACAAATGCGCGGCTGAAGGCATATTACGGCAATCAGGTAACACTTGGAAAATGGAGCGAGGAAGAGTTTATTTTAAAAAACGGAGCCTCATTCCGCGCCATCGGTGCAGGAAGCGCGCCGCGCGGATCGCGCAATGACATGGACCGTCCCGACGTACACTTGCTGGATGACTTTGACACGGATGAGATATGCCGTAATCCGGACAGGCTGGACGCACAATGGAAATGGTGGGAAGAAGCACTTTATGGAACACGTGACATCGCAGTCAAATTGCTGGTTATCTTCTGCGGAAACATCATAGCAAAGGACTGTTGCATTGTACGCGCCGGAAAAATAGCCAATTCTTGGGATATCGTAAATGTGCGCGATGCCAACGGTATCTCCACATGGCCGCAGAAGAATACCGAGGAAATGATCGATGCCGCACTTTCAAAAACCAGTACTGCCGCCGTGCAGAAAGAGTATTACAATAATCCGGTATCGGAAGGAAAGATATTCAAGAACTTGATCCGGGGAAAAGTGCCTCCGTTACGGAAATTTAAGTTCCTGGTCATTTACGGGGACCCGTCACCCGGGGAAAGCAAGAAAAAACAGGCTAGTTTCAAGGCGGTGTGGCTGATGGGAAAGTTACAGAGCAAACTGTACATCATTAAGGGAAGGCTGTTCCGGGGAAGCAATGAGGAATTCATAGAAGCATTTTTCGACCTCCATGATTTTGTCGGAGGAAAAACAAATGTCTATTCCTATGTTGAAAACAACAAGCTTCAGGACCCATTTTTTAAACAGGTCTTAAAAAGGCATTTAAACCGCCTGAAAAAAAGGATGGGAGTCCAGCTGAACATAATCCCCGATGAGGATAAGAAAACCGATAAGGCGACACGTATCGAAGCCAACCTCGAACCGTTGGACCGGGAAGGAGAACTTGTATTCAATGAAGAAATGGAGGACAGCCTGGACATGAAGGAGCTGCTTGACCAGTTTAAGCTCTTCGATATGACACTTTCTTATCCGGCGGACGGACCGGACTGCATAGAGGGGGGCAACAGGATCATTGACAACAAAACCGCATCAATGGAGAAAATGTACACTCAATCCCGCGCAAGTTTGCGCATGTATAACAAATATAGGAGGTGATTATGTCGGAATTTATAGAGATGAAAGATTATGACGCAACCATCCATCAGGAAATACTGAACGCCGTGACGCGTGAGGATGACGCCATAGTAGAGGTATGTGAAGACCAGGCTATCGCGGAAATGCGGGGATATCTTGAGTCGCGATACGACTGCGATAAGATATTCGCCGCGAGAGGTAATGAACGCAATGCGCTCATACTGATGTTCGCCAAGGATATCACCATATACCATGTGATGTGCGTTCATAATCCGCAAAAATTTGCAGAGATACGGAAAGACCGGTACGAAAGGGCCATTGAATGGCTAAAGGGCGTCAGCCGGCTGGAAATAAGCATTGCAGACGTGCCTCTGCTTGATAAAGACACCCTGAAAGAGAAAATGCCTTTTCAGATGAGAAGCAATCCAAAACGAGTCACACATTATTGATATGGGAAGAAAAAAGAATAAAGGACGGATCACCGTCAGCGGAAATATGCCGCTTCCCGGACGCAAGGAACCCGGAACGGTCATCATCACTCAGCCCAAAAGGTTCTTCTTGGACATGAGCGCATATATGATGGCGGTCAAAGGAGCGGAGAATGTAGATTTCACTCAGCGTGTAAAGCTTTACGACATGTATGCCGATATCCTGTCGGACGGTCATCTGTCAAGTGTCATAGAGAAAAGAAAGGCTGCGCTTCAATGCTCGCAGATCGAGTTTAGGAGAAACGGCAAACCGGATGAAAAGATAAACACCGTCCTTCAATCCCCTTGGTTCTTCGATTTCATCGGAGATGTAATGGATGCCAATTTCTGGGGTTTCAGTCTCTTCCAATTTTATCTGGACGATAAAGGATGGATGAATTACGAGCTTATCCCGAGAAAGAACTATGATCCGGTACGGAGACTTCTTCTGCACCGCGAATCACAAATAACAGGCACCAGTATCGATGAATTCCGGGATACGCTTTTTGTCGGAAAACCCCGTTCACTGGGCAAGCTCATGGACATTGCACCTTATGTCATATACAAGAGAAACGACATGGCGGACTGGGCGCAATTCTGCGAAGTGTTCGGAATGCCTATCCGTGAATATACTTATGATGCGGGAGACGACGAAGCACGCAACCTGACAGTCAAAGATATGGAGGAACAAGGTGGAATGGCGGCATTCCTGCATCCCAAAGGAAGTGAGCTGAAGCTGATTGAAAGTGCCGGAAAAACCGGCAGTTCGGACTTGTATAAGACTTTGTATGACACATGCAACGATGAAATCAGTAAGATCGTACTGGGAAATACCCTTACCACGCAAGCGTCCGAGCGGGGAACACAGGCCTTAGGAACCGTACAGGAAAAAGGAGAAAAACGCATCAACCAGGCAGACCGCATATCCATTCTGAATATTCTCAACTATGACATGACGGATATATTCAACAACTTTGGGTATAACACCTCGGGTGGTGAATTCTACTATGTTGAGCCCAAGGAACTTACCGCCACACAGCAAATGGACATTATTACAAAAATGAAGAACCTGGACGTACCGGTAGGGGATGATACCGTCTATGAGATATCCGGCATTCCGAAGCCTGACAATTATGAACAGCTCAAACGGGAAAAGAAAGCTGTGGCAATGCAGATACAGAAACCGTCTGAAGAACCGCCGCGCATTACACGGAAAGAGAAAGAGGAAGAGGAGAAAAAGGGATGGCTGAAAAACTTTTGGGATTTTTTCGTCAAAGCCCCGGAAAAAGGGGCTTTAGAATGGTAATGAACGGACTGTATGGAAACATATGTCCCTGCTGTCATTCGCTCAGAAACGCTGCGGCTGAAAGCATAGAGATATCTCCGGAGGTGATCGCAAAAGTGTTGCGTGACATCTTTGAGAGGAGGTTCAGCGTAAAAGAGGATATAGATGAAGAGCTATATCTGGCAACGCTCAATATATTCAACCGGGCATCGGATGAAGGGTTTGGCAGGATTGAAACGAATAGCCCCGAACATGATTTTCTGGAGCAGATACGAAGCAACAATGAAGTATTTTCCGCTTTCCGTACACATCGGATGCAGAATGACATAGCATCACAGCTGCTCGACCAGGACGGAAAATTGAAGCCCTTCCGTAAATTTCAGGAAGATGTACAGGCTATCATAGGAGAATATAACACTAATTGGCTCCAGACGGAATATGATACGGCGGTGATACGCGCACACCAAGCAGCGGATTGGAAGAAATTCGAACGGGACAGCGATATCATGCCTAACCTTCGGTGGATGCCTACAACCAGCGTGGAGGTGGATGAGGTACATAGGCAATATTGGAGTATCAGACTTACATTGCCGATCAATGACAGCTTCTGGCGCCGCCATCGGCCGGGAGACCGGTGGAATTGCAAGTGTAGCCTGGAACAGACGGATGAAGACGTAACTCCACCGGACGGCATACCCATAACGGATGAAAAGCCGGCCCCGGGATTAGACAATAATCCGGGAGAAGATGGTAAACTGTTCAGCAAGACACATCCTTATATCGCCAACGCGTATGAAGGAGCAGAAAAGGCTGTGGAGGAATTTCTTAAAAGACAAAGGAGATAGCATGGATATAAAGGAAGCGATAAGGATGTTGGAAGCCAAACGAAGGCTGATAGAAAAGACATGCAAGGATACCATACCTCGCAAAATTGGTGTAAAGGCTGTAAACCTGACCAATCAGAATTTCAGGGAAGGAGGGTTTAATGACGGAGGGCTAAAACCCTGGAAGAGGACAAAGCGGCAGGATGACAGCTTTTACGGCAAAAAGGCCGCTTCCAAATACGGACCGTTACTCTCCGCCAGAAACCATCTGTCAAGAAGCAACGAATACGAAGTGCAGGTGGACGGGACTAAAGTCAGAGTAATTCTGAGCAATCCGGTGAGCTATGCCGCCATACATAACAAAGGCGGAATAGTGGAAAGCAATCCAAGGGTGACGCCAAAGATGAGAAAGTATTTCTGGGTAAGATACTACCACCTGGCGGGAATTAAAAAGAAAACGGGAAAGAAGGCCCGTAAACAGAAAGAAGAAAATCTTCCGGAAGAAGCCCTGAAATACAAGCGACTGGCGTTGACCAGGAAATCCACACTAAAAGTAAAGGCGAAGATTCCACAGCGGCAGTTTATCGGACAGAGCAAAGAATTGGATGAAATAGTGAGAACAACGGTAATAAATGAACTTGAAAAAATTTGGGAAAAATGACAGAGACATTATTCGGCGACATTCAAAGTCGCATTGCAGAAAAGATAGACTGGCTCAACGGCCAGGTGGATGAAGATTACGGCCAGCTTGAAATGCTATACCGGGAAGATGCCGATTCGGAAACATATCCGCTGACATTCCCGCTGGTGCTTATCGATGCGTCCACATGTACATGGACAACCTTGGGAGGGGTCGGAGCAAGCATTCAGAGCGGTATATGCAAAGTGGTCGTGAAACTGGCAATAGACTGCTATGACGACACACATTATACCAGCGGAACCGCAGGAAAGGCGCAGGAACGCATACAAAAGAGTACGCAGGTAAACAAGCTATTGCAGATGTTCCGTCCGGAAGGAGCGACAGGTCCGCTTCTGAGAACTTCCAGCAGAAACTATACGATGCCTAGAGGGATTAAAGTATATGAACATACTTACGAATGCAAGGTGAAAGAACAACTAATCCTTGAAGAGGGATAACTGGCGGTCGGAATGGACCCGGCGAGATCGGGGGGCAGGTTTAATCTCCATATTGTCAAGCATCCCTATATTGGCATGGATAATTGCACGTATGCGGTCTACACTAAGGAAGAACTCCTCCTCGGAAAGAATGCGGTAGGTGTCATCAAAACGGCGCCGGCGGACTTCCGTCCAATAATAATAACGACGCAATAGCGCCTCGTTACGCAACTTGATAAGATTTGAACTACGACCTTTTACCATACCCTGAGAACTAACTGAATGCAAATATACTAAAGATTTAATACTTATGCAAAAAGGAGGGTGATTAAATGAAAAACCCTCAACGCTTTCATTTTTAACTGCCACGTAAAAAACGAAACGACACACCGGTCTGACGTTGAGGATTGATTCTTAACGCAGATCGGTGCGTTTATGTTCACGCATCGGTAATAATTAACTATTAAGCCGGATAATTATGTATAAAAGTGAGGTTTTCGGAAAATTACTAAGACTGGTGGCAGAGGAGACGGAGGTTTCGGAAGAAAGCATCCTGGGTACCGAAAAGGACATGGAGACTACGGACGCACGATATGTCCTGGTAGTCTTGCTTGCAGAAGCGGGATTATACCCGACACAAACAGCCATATTGCTAAACCGGACACCACGGGGAGTACACCATCTGCTTAGCAGGAATATTACATCCCCAATGGTCCGAATCTATTTGGAACGAGTAAGGAAGAGGCTCGGAAGTGAAGTCTCGCAGACATCGCGATAAGTGAGTACGTTTGCGCCACGGTTAATGTTGATCGTGAAACAAAGTTTTTCTATATGGAAAGTAATTATCTTACTTCTGGAGATCTCGCGATGTGGGACACCGCACGTGATGGACGTGGAAATTATGGTTGTGGCTGTGGTTATGGGTATCACGGTCGCGGTATGGCCGCTACAGGCATAGGCTTGGGCGCCGGACTTGGAGGCGCTGCACTGATTGGCGCGCTGGTTATCGGATGGGGCGTAAACCAGGCCTCCAAAGCTCGCATGAGAGCCGCCGAAAACGCAGCTGCCGGCAATGCACGCGCAATCGATATTCTTGCAGCACGCGCCATCCAGGATGACGCCCGCAGCAACAGCATCAATCTGGACGTGACACAGACCTTGCGCAACCTGACCGGAGCTACGGCACAGGGAGGCTCCGCAAGTGCGCTTGCTACCGCAGAAGCTCTTGCACTGCTCAACAACGGAGGTGGCAATGGATTAAACTCCGCCATCGGTGGTTGCAATTACTTGCGCGTAGCCCGCGTTTCCGGTTCACGCCTGTGCGGATGTGACACCTGCGGTAACGGTGAGTAATCATTTGAAAGCGGCATACCGGAAAAACAGCCGGATATGCTGCTTTCCTTATGTGAAAAGCTATGTTCGGAAAAAGTAAAATAAATCTCGGAATGATCAACCCATCCTCTAAGATAGCATTGAAGATCAGCTGCCTGCAAGCTTGCGGAAATGACGTGGACAAGGCTGAGAAACTGTACAAGTTCGTTGCTGAGGATATTGCCTCACTTCCGGACTTTGACGTCCAACCACCCACAACCATGCAAAGAGCTACGCAGAGTGTTAATTCAATGTTCGGTTGGGTAAAGGAAAACAGGGAAGACTTGTTGCAGGCATGGGACTTTATACAGGGAATGAGGGGCAATGCGTCACGTGTCGCCGCAGCCATGCCGCCGGTTGATGTTCCGCCCATACCATCACCGCAATGATGAAACCATACAAAGTGACAATCTATGTGTATGCTGATGATGAGCAACAGGTGAAAGACCTTGAAAAAGCCGCTTACGAATTTGTCAACGACAAGTATCGCAGTGGAATACTCGTTACGGCTAGCAAACTAGCGCATGCACTTGTCAACTATAAGAATAACTTTTTTGTCAACAAATTCTTAAAATAAACAATATGGCTAACGAACAGACCAGACAACCGCGCAACATCTTTGAGATGATCAACCAGAATGTGGTGGACTTGTCAAATGACGTGGTTGCAATCTACGAAAAAGTGGATGCAATCTACAAGGTATTGTATCCGGAAATATCTGAGCCTGACACTCCCGGCGCAGAAGAAAACAAGTAATAGGGGGTATTAAAACATTTATATTATGAGCTGTAATTGTAACAGAATCTATCCGGCAGTAATTACTCCGGTTTTGGCTGCCGGATCGGTAGCCTCGCCCTACTTTGTAGAGGTCAACATCACACAGAGATTGTGTTTTCCAACTTGTGCGGAGAATGCTCCGGTGTTCGATCCGAAGTTTTCCATGAAAGCGCTCGCAAACGTTGGAACAAGTCAGTATGTGGCAACTATCCACGTGGAAGGCATTATCTCTTACGTACCTTGCAATGGCGGATGCTGCTGTACGAAGCAACAGCCCCTGTCGCAGGATTTCACCATTCCGATTTTTTCGGCAACTACACCTACGTCAGTTACTGTAACGGCGGGTAATACCTCCAACATCGTAGCCGTATCCGGATGCCAGCAATGCGGAAGAACATTCGTAAGTGAAACCCCGTTGACGCTCACCGTGGCATGACGCATGTAGTGACAGCACTGGCGGCAATGGCGGCGGCAACACTGGCACAGCACCTCGGACTGACAGAAGCCATCGGGAAAGTTGTTTCACAAATTGCTAAATGCCCGAAATGTTGCTCCTTTTGGACCGCGCTTACGGCTCTGTGGATGGAAGATTGCAGCCTGCCATTAGCCGTCGGATTGTCACTACTCGCCGCTTACCTTTCCTTTTATTGGGGATTGGTACTCATTGTTTTACAAAAATGGTATAACAGGTTATGGGAAAAGATAAAGTAAACAAAGGCAAGGATGAAAAGAAGGAGCAACTCAAAAAAGCGGCCAACTTTACACCGGTGATAACGAAAAACGTATATAAACCGCTGCCACGTTTTGGTGGCTGCAAAAATTGTTGATTATGAAGCAATATAGCGAGATGTTGGAAGAAGCCAAGAATGCAGGGCTTACCAATGAAAAAATTATGTGGAAAAGCATTGCCGGTGTCAGTGAGATGCTGCAATTGGTTAAACGGGACCATCCTGAAATGTATTGGGAATTTATGCGTGAGCAACACGGTATCCTCTATGGAAACCATTACAATGAATCGTTCGCCATACATGATGTGTCCATGATCCGATATACCGACCGGATGGGAAAGAAGTGTGAAGGGCCTTACTGGACGCTTGAACAGATAGAATCGGCAACCAAAGGTATGGCATATCCCGCAGGAACAACCAAATGGGACAAATACGTCGCATTTAACGGATTTTATGCAGATACCTGCACGGTATTGGAGGAAGAGCAAATCATCAAGGCAGCTCACAAATTTTATTTCATGGATGAAGATGCACCACAAGGAAAGATTTGGCTGTACATGGAAGCAATGTACGATGCGAAATAAAAGAATAACACATCAGGATATGGAAGAGATTCTCCATAAAATAATACCCTTGGCCATTTTGGCAAGGGTATTACTGTTATTTACATAGTCAATACAATTATTTATACCATTTCACAGATAGTTCTAATTCACTTCTGTCTAATATCCCAAAAGGATAACCGTAAGATCATTCACCCATCTTTTGCATAGTTTGCCATGTTGGCAAAAGAGCAGAAAGTAATTCACATACCCTGAATCGATAATCCTCAGGAGGTGTAAAGTTAGGGTTCTCATTACCAATAAACCATATCAAGGCTCTTACAAGATTACTCCAGACTTCAACAGGATTACCACATGCATGTATTTTAATGGTAAAACTATCCTTATCAAAAACCACATAATTAAGCTCTTCCATAATAAACCTCCTTACTTAATTAATTCCATTCCTTAAAGTCTAATACTCCCTGCTGATTATCAACATCAATCTTATATTGATACATCGCATGCTTGTTCTGATTAAGCTGGTTTTTCAGTTCTATGTAACGACAAAGTCTCGTGCTCATGCGCCAAGAACCGCCAGTCCAAATATATTCGTAAGGATAATGCGCCTTATAGGAATAAAAGGCATTGGGAGACAATCTATAAGTCTTACAGAAATCTTCCAGGGAAATAAATTGCCTATTCTCAAATTGGGTGGTTTCAGCGATGAACTTACGACCTTCCATTAAATCGACCAAGAGAGTATCGACGGCAATTGCCAGATATACATCCAACCATTGGGCAAAACGGACTGCAATACGACGGTCGTACACCCATGTACCTTGCATCTGGGGATTACCTCCTGCTTTAATATACACTAAATCAGCCGCTTCGATTTTCTTCGAAGCGGAAATAGCTTGTAGATAACACTGGGCTTCTTTTGTCTTCAGCCAATCATTGGGCGATTTGCCATAAGGTTTTGCCATCGCTGTAAGGTTTACTGCGAGACGCCCGTCTCTTACTTCCACCGGAAAAGTGGTTTTTTCTACCGTAATTACCTGCAATTCGGTAGATTTTTCTTTTTCTTGTTTCATAAATGTAGAATTTTAGCATGTGGATAGTTAAAAAGAACGGCATCCACTTCCCGCTGCTAAAGTTTCTACACGAGACTCGCATAGACCATTACAATCTATGCACGGGGTTGAATGCCGCCATACTATGATGGTTCACATAAGGACTAAAAAAGTCCACATGCAACGCATTGGACGGATGACTCCGTCTCGTGTATTTAAAAACTTTAGCGCCGCAAATATGCAAATTCTTTTTTTAATATCCAACACGCTTGCTGTGATAATTTTTAATTCACTCTAAAAGTAAGGAGGTTTATTATGAATTAAACTTTGTTCCCGGATAGGCGATCAAACCACTCCGGGAGAAATATTTGAAAGACAATAACAGGAAATCAATCTACTTCTAATCTGTTATACTAAAAAAAATGTCCGAACTTAGTTACCGCCCGGACACAAAAAAGGCGGTGAAGTGTTGAACTTACCGCCTTATGTTAGTTAAACTTGTTTAGGTAGATTTTCCTTCCCTTTTTCCAGCATCTCTTTAAAATCAATCCCTTCTTTTTTATCTTTCTCTGCAAAATACATAAACAAGTCAGCCCCACAGATATAACCTAAAAAGACATCTATCGTATAGTTTGTTATTCCTTCTTCTACGGCTTTAACTTGTTCTATTCTTATTTGTCCTTTTTGTGCCACTGCATACTTTGATAGACCTTTTGATTCTCTAAATGCTTGCAATGCTTGCCCTAAGACTTCTCTGTAATTTTTTTTATCCATATCACCTAATATTAAAGTATTTCTTTATATAACTTTGGGACACTCCAGTCTTTTCAGACAAGGCTTTAACTTCAGAATGCTTGGCAAACCGTGACAACGAATATCCCTTCAATTTTTCATCGTTGCTTGTACGGTACTGAGCAATCAGGTCAGGAATAACTTTACAGGGAGAATCATCATCCACTTCTTCATTAGCATTCTCGAAAGTATGCATATCATAAGTACCATCTTTCCAATCATTTATTACTTCTTGAAAGTCCGAAATTTCATATCCCCTTTTCTCACACACAGCCTCTATTTGGCTTTCAATAGAAAGAAGCTCATTACATGCAGATCTTATATAAAGGCAGATGTCATTTGAACCTCTAAGAGAGGTATTCGGTTCATGATCTGAAACTCTTACTTTTAGTCCGTTTATTTGATAATACTTGCTCATATTGTTTATTGCCTTATTTCTTATACTGCAAATATACTACAAATATTTGTACTACCAAAGGGGACAATACAAATATTTGTATGTTGTATAACATTAAGCGGTAAATCCAATACGTCAAAGATCAGCTACGACTTATAAGATACAGCCTACCTCATTACTTGTTAGTTATACATTAATTACTTTCTTCTATTGTTTCCAAAGGGCAATCTTCTGGTATAGAAGATTCGGTATCATTCAATAAGTAATACACTTTATTTCTGCCAAAGCAAACAGCTTTTAAAGCTTCATTCTTAACAGCAATCCTTTTATAAAAAGGGCAATTGCAGCACTTTTCTATTACTAATTTCTTCTTCATTCCTAATACGGTATTACGTTAATTGCTTTAGTCTAACCTCTTTGAGAACACAAAGAGGATTTTCTTTACTACATTCAGCCAGTATTCCTTGTATCAATCTTCCGTGTGACCTCTCCAAAGAAATAGGTGAGAATGTTCCATCAGAATTTTTCTGAAATAACAGTATTGCACCATCTTGCAGATTTTCAAATGCAGTGTTCGGGGTTGAAATATCCATCTTACTCATATCTATATTATTATACGCCAAATAGGCTTGTTTGTACTAAAGGTCCTTTCTCTGTTTTAATTTCTCCGAAACATTCGTGGCGGAAACGCTGTTCTTGCGCTTCAAAATACTCTTTATCGATTTCGGTGGCATAGAAATCGAATCCTAACATGTAGGCTGCTATTCTACTACTACCACTCCCCAAATGAGTATCAAGTATTTTATCCCCCGATTGTGCGTAATTCCTAAATATCCACGAGTATAATTTTTTAGGCTTAGTCGTTGGATGAAATTTTACACCTTCCATTCCTATAAATCCACTATATGGAATAAAGGTTTTTTTTAGCACTGAATTAAATGATGTCCATGCTAATTCACCACTTGAAAAGGAGCATCCTTCAGCTACCATTTTGTCCCAAAATATCCACCCGCTTGTAGGATGTAGCTTATCAGTAAAGTAATTACCTCCCCATATAATTTGATTCTTACTTACTCTGAACAACTCATTAAAATATTCCTTACCCGGAGGAGTTGAATCCCATTTCTTTATACTTCTCTTCGGAGAAACAGTATTCCTCTTACGTCCAGCATTCATATTCACATTAATTCCATAAGGTGGGTCTACGACAGCCAAATCAAAAAACTTATCTGGAATATCTTTCATGTATTCCATGCAATCCATATTATATACTTCACTTACCGGCATTATTTATTCTCCTTTCTGTAGATGCTTTTTATAAATTATACAAAAAGTGATTGCTGAACACGTGACAATACTAATCTATTAGATTCTCTGTAGAAATCCTTTTTGATTTCGAATCCATATGCACGTCTCCCAAGTTGAGCAGCAGCCAATAAAGTAGAGCCACTTCCGGCGCATGGGTCTATAACCACATCACCTTTATCGGTAAATATCTCTATCAATCTGCGAAGAAGAGGGACAGGCTTCTGTGTTGGATGTACTTTCGGAGTATCGCTATCTCTCACCCAATCAAAACAATTGAAAATCATTCTTCCGTCATTGTTGAATTTAGGAAGCTTTTCACGATAGAGCAATAAACCATACTCACAATTACCGACGACCTTCATATTAGCTTTCAATACTTGAGCTGAAAAGTCCTTCCTGAATACGAGATTGATATAATTGTTTAGCCCATATCTTTTCCCAAGTTCGATATACCTGAACTGGTCTTCGAATTCACAGAAGATAATCATACAGGGAGCTTTGCCTTTCTCCTTTGGTTCTTTTACAAGCATTTGACTACAAAAGTGCATAAACTCGGCAGGACGGAAATCCTTGTCAGTATCAAAAAACTCTTTTCCGGCTTTATCACTCTCTCCGTTTTTGTTGTCTCCGTCTACATACCATGAGGGGTTGGATGCATAAGCGTTGTTTCCGAGATTATAGGGAACATCAGCTATAATAAGCTGAGCCTTTGGGATTCCATAAACTTTATAGTTTTGAAAATGATCATTGAATAATTTTATATTTTCCATATTTCTACTAATACTAAATCTGATTATTCTGATTATTCCGATTATGACAATGGCCTCAACTATCTGGCAGCTAATCTTCAGAATCCAATTTAGGCATTATCAATCCTTTTGTTTCATATAACTCGTTTCCGACAAACTCCAATTTGATACTTTGATTTTCGGTTTCTCCAAAACGCATGCGTACGGATTCCGCATTTACTGAAGCACATATATCGGATAGGTAATACGGATTTATACGAATTTTCCTTTGAGAGCCTTCTTTCCAGTCATCGATTACTTTTTGATAGTTCGGATATTTCATTTCTATTTATTATACGTTAATCTACTATCTTTACATACTCATTTTTGTCGATCCCGGCAGAACCGTCTACTCCATATTCAATTCTTGCGCCAGCAAGAATACGTTTCATTATTTCTACAGATGCGGCATAAGCATCTCCAATCGTTTTATAATTCTGATGCCCGATTGGATATTTACAATATCTGCGTCCTCCGTTAATACGGATGGATATACCGAAAACCTCTTCTCTGGTCTTCCTATTGTAATTCGGTTGCGTTCTGATATCCATACTTTTGTTCTTTATTATTTAGTTATGAAGGTTATTCTTCTTCAAAATCCTCAATTTCAAATTCCCAATCCATAGCGTCATTTTGCCGAATGTTGTCAGTCAACCATTCAGCGGCTTCTGCAAGTTCGGGATGTCCTGTTATACTGCACTCATCAGGCATGGGAACATCTCCACCTCTATCGTAACAATCTGCTAAAGCATTATATACCTCATCAGGAACTTCTATATTACCAAGCCCAACCCTATAAGTCATCTTGATTGTTAAATCTTTAATAGTCTTCATTTTTGATTAATTATAAATTATTCTTTTATTCGTAAAACTTAGATTTTTTACTTTCTAAAAAACATATCCCCGCTTATCGATCTAGCGGTATCATCATTTGTCAGGCGGATGTATCTAAAGAAGTTTTGTTCACTCCGATGCCCGGTAAGTCTCATGATTTCCAATGTTTTCATTCTTCCGGTCAGATACATGTTTGTTGCAGCACTTCTTCTCGCGGTATGACTACTGATAAGCTGCCATTTCTCCTTTGTTACAGTAATCAATTTTCCACCTTGGGTAAATGAATAAGTAACCGGGTCATTTAATCCAATCTCTTTCATTATCACCTTCAGATACTTGTTAAAGTACTGAATACACAAACCGCTTGGTATAAATCCATGATATTTTTTAAATATCTCTTTCACATAATCATGTGCCGGTACCTTTACATCTACATTAGTCTTTTTTGTTCTAATCATAATATAACCATCTACCAGATTTTGACTGGTCAATCTTGAATAATCAGAATAGCGAAGAGCTGTAAGACAGCCAATGACAAACATGTCTCTTATTCGCTCTTTAGCCTTCCGTTTATCCTGTTTTTCAAATTTATAGTAGTATATTCTTGTGATTTCGTTCATTGATAGGAATACGGCATTGGTAGGCTCGCATTGCAGATCAATCTCATCATAAGTATTATCTACCGCATAGTTGTATTGTGATGCTCTACGAACAAGTGTCTGAATCTTCTGGATATATCCGACAATGGTATTATGCCTTAACCCTTGATCTTCCAGATATATAATAAAATCATCCAGGAATTCAGCCGTTACAGAATTGGTAAAGATATCACAATCAAACTCTTCCGAAAAGTTGTTTATATGCTTGATGATTGCATCATAAACAGCCGCATAGTTTGCAGACTTACGTCTGGAGCGCTTTTCAAGAACTTCTTTTGCAAAAACGGTAAAGTAAACACCTTCTATCGGTTTTGCCTGTCGGAAGTGGTTAATGTAGTCCTTTCTCGGCTTGGGCTCAAGAACCGGACAAGAAATCGCTAAATTTGTTTTGGCTATTCATTTTTAAAGTAAGGTTTCAAATCTCCATCAGGTATCCAGTCGATAGTAACGACTGCTTTCACTTTCCCTGTGCCACCGCACGAAGGACACATTTTTTTAACACGCTCAGTAATAATATCCGGATCAATGTAATATCCATTTCCCTGGCAACGTCCACAAGAGTATCCGGTAAATTCGCCTACCACCTCTTTGCCTGTTCCAAATATAGGCGCCGTAATGAGTACGCCGTTACGTTTCTCGCTCATATCATTCTATATAATAGGTTATTATCATTCGATGACCACGGAAGATATGTACAACCGTTTTTCCTTCATCTGTCCGAAGCTCTGTTCTGACATCGCTTCTTATCATGCCGTAATACCGCAAATGAGATATATAATTATCAATATGTTCTTTCAACACATCGTAAGCCTCCGGGGTAGGACTGACCTCTATCGGATCATAGAGGTCAGCAATAAACGTCTTAAGCTCCTTCATCCATTGGGACTCACTGTTAGGTATTACAGATTTCCGTAAAACCTTCATGTTACATTGCGGAAAGCGACAGTGGAAGATTCATGGCCTTTCCCTGTTCATCTTTTATTTCCACCTGGATAAACTGACAGGTAGGAACAGGGCGGTAAGCCGCCTTGATAATATTTATACCTTCAATAAAACGGGTATCCTGCGTCTTTACAGCAAGGCGTTCCAATTCCAGTACTTTGTTGGCTTTCAGCGCACCCTTTCGATCCTTAGCGAGCAGGCTCATTACAGTATCCACCAGATTGGCACTGTTTTCATCCTTGGCCAGTGTACCCAGATATTCCTTCACTATCTCAACGCCTGCCTCTACGGTATCATCCCATCCCTCGTTTACGCGATTGCCTAACGTGATACGCATCACGCCATCCGAAGTGGTAAAGGTGTCACTTTGGCGGTCACCTTTCACTTTAAACAGCTCATTTTTCATATTAATTACTGCGGCAAACTCATTAAAAACCTCCTGTTTATTGCGCATCATTTCGGATGAAAGTTTTTGGAGTTTTGTCACACATGCCTTGACGGTGACGTCCACCAGTTGTTTGTACGTCTCGCGCTCTTGTTCAATACGGTTACGTTCCACTTTTTCCTCGGCATCCAACTGCGCTTTCAGTGCAGCACGCTCTTCTGCTGTTAATTTTGATAAATCCATATTCGATAATTTATATTGGTTAATAATTAATTCTTTCCCTGTTTTCTTGATTCCTTAGACGTCTCAGGTCTTTATCCAAGTATCTTTTATGCTCCAAAGCCATATTTTCCCTTTCCAGACGATCATGTCGTATCAGTTCTGCGCGATATTCATCCAGCAGACGGTCATATTCGGCAGGTTTCAAGGCGCTGATACCCATCATTAGCTTTTCCCGATAAATGCGAATACGACTTTCGCTGATGGCAAATTTTTCTTTCAGATCGGTACGGTATTCCGTGGCGGAAGGAGAATAGCGGCGGCTATATCCCTTCATTGTACACCTCCTTTCCTTTTGATAGCCGTGATTATATCACGCATCTGTATCTTTACCGCATACAACTCATCTACCGTCATACGGGAAATAGGTTTCCGGCATTTTGAATATCTCTTTGTCCATGAGCTGATTTTAGCTTTGTTCATTTCAACATCTTCGGGGCTTTCAAGTTCCGAGTAGTCTTTATTCAGAAATGGAATTTTAAAAGATAGGGCATATATCTCACCGACCAGATTGCGCGCCTCCTGCGACATAATTCTTTTGGCCGGGTCTACCGGTTCTTTTTTCAACACGGCAAGAATTCTATTAGCCTCTTGCGAAGACATGTCCTTAACACTGTTGATGGTACGGCCAGTAAACTGACTGAGATATTCATGGCGTTCACCAGAGTCATTAATGCCGATCTTGCCAAGAGTGGCATGTACAGCCTTAATCTGCAAATTGCTAATCGGTTTATTCATTGTTGTCTTCATATGCCTTGTTTTTTAATAGTTCCAAACTTCTTTTCTGATATCCTTCCTCCCATATGATGTAATACCCTTTGGGGCCTCCCCTGCCACGTCCCATATAAGTTGCCTTAAAACTGTCTATGTAAATTCGTTTGAAAGAATCACGCTTCACGTCGTAGGCTACCCGTCCGTCAACTTCCCTACCATCCACATGGGAGATAAAAATAAATATCTTATTCCTATACTTTTTGCGCAGGGCAATTACATCCTCGGCCCGTACACCACACTGTGCGGCAAAATATTGTATTGAATCAATAAAAATGACATCAGGACTACGCTGGCGGCTCAGGTATTCATCCAGGTCCTTAATACCGTCACAACTGTCGCTAAATATAATTTTGCTGATACCGCTTCGTATTCCGGCCTCCCAGATTTCTTCCTGAAAGTCTTTACAGTATCCCATTTCCAACGGAATAAACATCGTCCGAAATCCCATCCTGTCAAATTCCCGGGCCATAAGCAACGCAAAATGAGTCTTTCCCTGTCCCGATTTACCATAGATTATCCAACTGCCGGACCTTTCCGGTCTTCCGAAAGCCTGATACCATTCACCTTCGAAAGGAATAGGATCATGTTTCATATCTTCGACATTCTTCAAACTCAGCACTTTCATACTATCTCTCCATTCTGAAGCTGTTGGTGAATCAATTCATTTTCGATCATTACTGCAATCTCGCGAAGATCGTCGCAGAAATACACCTGCTTACTATTCTTTCCCTCTACCGGTTGTTTCAACTGCTTGTCTAATTTTCCCCAGATATAAGCCTGTGCTTCCCTGTCCGTAATACCGTTAGCCGCACACATTGCATAAGTATCCTTTTTTGTGGCACCCAACAGGGAAATGTAATTCCGACCGAACCTGCTATCAACTTCATCATATCCTTCGATACGTCCAACATGGCGTTTAATATTACGCTCCAGCGTCTCCGTTCCGGCAACCAGAACACCCAGGCGGTGTATAGTGTCATCATACAGGGGAATAAAAGTACAGATGGCGGAGTGTGACAATTTACCCGCATCATCCAATATCAGCACAGGATTCTTGTCAGCCATACGGTTAAAATGCGCAACTACCAGTTCAAGCAGATCATCATTATCCATATACCGGGTTACAGCTTCTCCGAGGCATATCGCGAGCTTCGTAAGGAATTTACGCGCTGTCCACTTGCGACATTTGAGATAAACGACCGAATTATCCATACTGAGGTTATACAAGTCCACCAGCGGCTGGGTTTTACCACTTCCTGAGCGTGAAGAAATGCATATCCATTTGCGATTGCGCTTCGCCACATTAAAGGCTGTGCGTATCTGTTGATAACTCGTAACGGTGTCTACAATTTTCCAGGTATTTTCATAATAATTCAATGCAGACGCAATTTTTTCGGAAATACTATCTTCTCTGGCTCCATATTTACCGCTTCTAAACTGAGACATTGCCGCGTCAGAGATTCCACACTTACGTGATATTTCAGCGGCTGAAGCGCCACGCTTGATAAGACTCTCAACGTATTGTTTTAATCCTTGGATGTCCATTTTAATATGATTTTAAAGGTTATTCTAATTATCTTGAAAACTGCATATCAGTTTGGTTGAATTCGTAATCATCATCGTCGTAAAGGGAAGCCAGCTGCATATCCTGGGAAGTGAGCTCTTCAAATTCCGCTTCGTAGATTTCTTCTCTCATCCTTTCACGTTCATCCTTATGCTGTCCTCTGCTGTTTGTTATCAGGTAACGGTCAAGGAGAGTATTGTTTATTAACTCGGGAATACGTTGCTGAATACACTTGATTCGTTCGTCAACGCGTTCTTCTTTATCCACGATATGCTTTTTTAGCTTATCATTGAAGTCTTTCACTTTATTACGGTATTCAAAGTGCTCCGGTTTTTGATCGGTCAGGGCCATTGGAACTTTCATGCAGCGCTGCATCATGTAGCGAAGGTTTCCTATTTCTTTGCCCGCATCTTTCAACCCCTTACGTACCGCATTGCTGATAAGTACCCGGCTCATATCTTCGGGATCATAACGGACTATCCAGTCTTCGTTATAATGTTCCCGCAGAGAAATATCAAAGGTGTCGTAATTAATACGCTCGCCCTGAATCTCCAGACGAAGACCGTCGCCATTTACATGGTTGGTCCGCCCGCTGGTTTCTCCCATTAACAACAGATATTCTTCATCACTGAAAGGCAATTTGTAAGAATCCCCGGTTCTTTCCCAAGCCGCCATAAACGCTTCCAGATGTTTTGCCCGTTCCGCCTCCATCATGGCTTCTATCTGCCCGATGCAAGTCGCTTCATCCGGAACCATCTTGCGATGTTCGTTCAATATCTCCAGATTGGGTTGGTTCTCTTTTCGGGATGTGATTCCATATCCGGACCAGTTAGCCTGCTTTTGACAATACTCTACATTCAAATAGCGAAAATACGGCTCTATGATTTTCGCTTTTGCATTAAACTTTGCTGCCGGCACGTAGATATGAGACATGGCCTGATAAAAAGGCGTTATACTTCCATTACCATAATTATCACTCTGCAAGTTCAGAGGTTTGTAACGCTTGCCGAACAGCTGTTTCGTGTGCCGAATGGCGTTGCGAAGCGCTTCACGGATCAGAGAGGAAGACTCGTTGTCTCCAATAGCATATCCAACAGGATACTTACAACTGGCATCCAATACAATGACAGCGGTCTTACGATGAGTATAAGTGGTAACTTTGTATCTTTTCTCATTTCCATTCTCATTCTTTGACCTGATGTCCTGTTTCTGGTACAACAGCTCAACCTTCCATCCGTCCAATGTCCAATAAGTAAGGGCTTGCGTCGGAGCCGTGCGATGTATCTGCATCATGCGCGTGTTGGCGACGGCCTTTTTCCCACGTCGTCCCTGCATGGTTGTCAGTTCCATCTTTTTCTTATAACTATCTACTGTGACCGGACTGCTGATAGCCTTAAATCCCATTATTTCAGCCACTTTATTATATTCATCCATAATCTGCTTGCTGTTTAGATTATTATGAAGAGATATTAGCTTATGCATGATTGCTTCCTCATCCTCACTTTGAACCGCGGCTGCTGACTTGTTACCGTAATTCTTGTGGATCAAAGAACGAAAGCCCTCTTCCTGACTTACTTTCCGCGCAGCCTCATACTGGCAACACTTACGCCTGAGAGATGAAGCGTTCTTTGGCAGTGTATGCGGAAAAAGAGGCTTTCCGAGCGGATCACGTAACGTGAGAAGGTCGTTACTCAAATTACACAAGCGTTCCCACACAGGTACCCGTTCTCTACTTCCAACCGCCTGAGAACGATGCTCTTCCTTTTCGCAAAGAATCGCTTCAATAACACGAACGTTCATGGTATATTCATCGATCTTGGCGGGAGGCAGTTTCTTATCATCATCGTAACGATAAGTATTTGTATAATACTCAAACGCATCGGTGCTATAAACAATGGAGTCCTCCAATACATTCCTGCATAATTGAGCAGCAAGATGAGCGCGAGGATCGCCATTCTTTGCAACATATTGTTTTTTTACATCATCCCTCATCGTATCGTAGTCTATAATTGCCGGCTTGGCACGCGAACCATTTTGTAAAAGGAAAAGCTGCTTTCTTCTTACCATTGTTTGATAAGTCCCTTCAGGCAGAAATCCATGTTTGCTGCCAATCTTTCTGCTTGGGTTTTCAATGATTAATTCATTAGCATATATGCCAATTCTACCATTACAAATTATAGCCATGTCAATTCCTTAAATATTATAAGATTTGTTTTGAAAAATCTACTCCTATTCTCGCGAACCAGAGCAGGGTCCTGCATATAGCAGTTAATAACTATTTAATGAACAGTATTATTCTGAAAGGATACCTTCATCGTTTATCCATTTGAATCAGGTTCTTTTTCCGGTATAAACATGGATATTATTATCACAAGGGATAAGGCTACAATTACAAATGCAGATGTTGCATCCTTATCTGTAGCATTTATATTGATGCCAAGCCATAAACCATAGATTATTCCTATTGTAAAGGCTATTTTCTGAAGTCTTCTGAAGGTTTTCATATCAAGTGTATATTTAATCAATTAATTCATCGATTGCTTTTAAAGCTTGATGTTTACGTTCTATAAGAATATTCTCATCTTCTGAGGTAAGAGTCCATGATGGATGATATGCTTTCAATCGTTCATCATTCGTTGCATGAGATGTACTATACGCTAACACAAAACTATAAGCTACAGCATCCGATCCGTCACTTAGAGGTTCGTCAAAAGCAACTCCCCAATAAGAGTTTCTTCCGCTTTTCATGCCTATAGCTTTAGTAATAGTACGGATGGCAAATAATGGAATTCCACGCTCGTCATAACTATCGACAACAACTATTTCAGCATGACACCTTGCCAATTCTTGACATTCATCTTTGTAGTTGATCATATTATATGCCTATATATTTATTATAGTGTTACGATGCTGTCTTCAACACATTTTATAACATTTCCTTTAGAATCAAGGATTTTAATGTTTTTTACATTCTCCTTATCCTCGATTAATTGCTTTCCTCCAAGTTCGCTTACGGCTACATATCTCATTTTGGCAGCGAGCAAACTATTGCGTTTAAAACTCATAGCAAGGCTTACCGAACATTTGCTAGTATTAAACATCTTCATGAGCTTCTTATAAGCCTCATTTTTCTTTTTAGGATCACTCCAGTCAATCTTCTTCATAATATTCTCTTTTAATTTCCCAATTTGTTAACTAATAATGACAGAACCCTCCATTTACTATTGGTTATTAAACAAAGTGAGAATAAATACATGTTTTAAAACCTTATTTCGCTCACTTGATTTTTAGGTTTAATTCGTAACTTTGAGCGCTGAAAATCATTATTTCGGTGCAAACATATAGATAATTATCTAAATAACCAAACTTAATATAGAAAATTTTATGCAAAAATCTCACATTTCCAGTCGAATAAAGCAAATTATCGATTATAAGAAGATGAGTATACGTGCGTTTGAGATACAAATAGGATGTTCTAATGGAGTAATTACTAGGGCAATAGCAAACAATACGGATATTCAAAGTAAATGGGTGACGAAAATTATCGAATTAAATGAGGATATTAATCCAACTTGGCTACTTATTGGAAAAGGAGATATGTTATATGCTCCTAACCAACCAAACCCAAACGGCGATTCTTATGACACAGCAAATGGCTCCAATAAGGCTGGAAGTGATAATTCTGATGATATTCCTATTAATAAAAAAGTTTTAGAAGATATTATCATAGAATATCAAACAATAATGCGTGATATGCGGCACGAAATTCAAATGTTAAGAAAAAAAATTAATAGTTTAGAGCAAAAAAAATAATTGATATTCATGAACAAACGCATGGTTTACTTGTTATAACAAAGATATTATTCAATACGCTAAACACACGCTTCATTTTAAAAAACCTTATTTATTTATGAAAACTAATGCAATCAACGAGACTATACGCACACTTATTCAGAGCAAGAAAGATGCAGAGAATAAACTAAATGATGTAGAAAAAGAACTACGTAGGCTTGTAAATGCATGCCCTAATTGTGTTTCTTGTACAATAAAAGATTGTCCGATAAGAATAAGAAGAAATATAATAGGAATTAAAGGCGGAGATTGCATAATATAAATCATTCCCGGTACTATCAATAAATAAATAGTTGCTCCTGAAAATATCAGGAGCAACTATCCTTATTAACCTGATGATCCATTTACCTTGATAACTTAGAACTTAATCTAGTCTATCATAACCTTCAAAAAAACATGTGGCGAGAGCTGGATTCGAACCAGCGACCTCAAGACTATGATTCTTGCGAGCTACCACTGCTCTATCACGCTATAATTTTCGACTTATCAGCCTTTACAACGACAAATATACGACATATAAGTATATAAACAGCTAGTAATCAATATTTTAACAAGTAAAACATTCGTTTTTACATGTATTATAGGGGTACAACTCACCTTGATAATATGCTATTTTATAATATTCTTATGTATTATAGCTGTCTCTTATACACATCTCCGAGCCCACGAGACGGAG